TTCACATGAAGGTGGTTGGGAAGGTTAATCGCTTTTCTAGTGATAAAGTTAAAAAGATGGATGATCCATTTTTCTTAGATTATTGTTTGCAAGTTAAGGGAAAAACTGCTCATGTTTTGTATGGTCAATTATATGGTTTGTCTTCTCCGAATAGGGTTGCTGGTTACAGTGGCCTTATTAAATATGACAAACCCCAGCCTGTTTTAAATGGGAAATTATGGCTTAAGGCTATAGGTTGGGCTGAAAAACATTTTATGTGCATGGGAAATTCCAAAGTTTGGCATGATTTTAATTTTGTTAAGTCAGAATTAAATATGAATGCTTCTTCTGGTTACCCATGGAATCTTTGTGACGAATTCCGGCAAAAGAAGGATTTTTATTCTTCTCCGGATGCGCAGAAATTTGTTGATCAGTATTGGGAGGATTTGTTGTTGGAACAACCTCCTGCTGTGTTTTGGACGAATAATGTTAAGGAGGAAATTCGTCCTCTTGAAAAGATTTTGTTGAATAAATTGCGTACTTTTGTTGGTGCTCCTGTTGAACATGTTCATTGTTGTACTCGTTTGTTTGGTGATATGAATGATAAGTTTTATCGTTCTGCAAATCAAGGGATCCATTGGTCTTTTGTTGGTGCCACTAAATATTATCGAGGTTGGAGTATTCTTTTTAAACGTCTATCAAAGCATCCTAATGCTTTTGAATTGGACGAGTCGGAATTTGATTCATCTCTTTTTAGGGAAGCTATGTATTCAATGGCTTTGTTTCGTTGGCGCATGTTGGATGTGTCTGAGCGAACTCCTGAAAATGAACGGCGTATCTGGGCTCTTTATACAGAAATTGTTGATTCTGTTATTGTAGGTCCCGATGGTGAAGTTGTTATTAAAGATACTGGAAATCCTTCTGGTTCTGGCAACACCATTGTTGATAATACCGTGCTTCTTTTCATTTTGTTGGCTTATGCCTGGTTGCTCTTGTTGGAGAGCATGGAAGGTGAAGTTGATGATGATTACTCCACATTTGTTTCTAATGTGGAGGGTGTTTTAACGGGTGATGATAATACTTGGACTTGTTCTGATGTTGTTGTTTCTTGGTATAATGCTCTCTCTGTTAGTCAAATCTGGAGTTCTATAGGTGTCACTACTAAGTATGGTGATTCACCGGCTCCCAGGAAATTGGAGGATTGTAATTTCCTTTCTGCTTCTTTTAAGCAGGTGGGTGTTCATTGGGTTCCTGTTCCGGAGGGGAACAAAGTGATGGCTTCTTTAGCCTTTCATTTAAAATCCAAAACACCGAGGTGGAGTTTGTTGCGTGCTTTAGCGTTGCGCATTGAATCTTTTTGGGATCAAGAGATACGTTCTGAAATATTGGCGTATATCCAGTGGTTGATTTTAAATCACACTGTTGAATTGCATTCCTTAAAGGATCCGCGAGATGTTAATGACAGGTTTA